GAAGGATCAGCGGCGGCGGCTAAGGTTGTATTCCTTGTAAGCCCGTCGAGCACTACCAAGCCACAGACACTTGCTCAGGCTGGTAACGGTGCAATCATTCAAGGTAGACAAGAAGATGTCACTGTAGTCACCACTGGTGGCAAGACAGCTGACTTTGCTACTGCTGCCAACCTTGCTCAACAACTTGAACGTCGAATTGGAGAGGCGTTCTTACAGCTGAACATCCGACAGTCTGAAAGAACAACTGCTGAAGAAGTACGCCTAACACAACTCGAACTTGAACAACAATTGGGTGGACTGTTTAGTCTACTTACCGTTGAGTTTCTTGTTCCTTACTTGAACAGAGTCATGATGGTTCTGCAACGGAACGGGCAGCTACCAAAGATTCCAAAGGATTATGTCAGTCCAACTATTGTTGCTGGTGTTAATGCCTTGGGTCGTGGTCAGGATCGTGAAAGCTTGACGACATTCATTACAACAATTGCTCAGACACTTGGTCCTGAAGCACTGATGAAGTACATCGATTCAACTGAAGCAATCAAACGACTAGCAGCAGCTCAAGGTATTGATTACCTAGGACTTGTTAAGCGTGAAGAGGAGATTCAGCAAGAGATGGCTCAACAACAGCAGATGGCACAGCAACAATCCCTTGTGGATCAAGCTGGTCAACTAGCTAGTGCTCCAATGATGGATCCATCTAAGCAACCACAAGAACAACAACTACCACCACAAGATGACTAATACCATTTCAATGAATGAGTCTGTACCAGACGCACCTGTACTAAATGCTGATGAGCAAGAATCACTTGCGCTTGGCGAACAGTTGGAAGCTGATCATGCTCAATTACTAGCTGGTAAATATAGCAGTGTTGAAGAACTAGAGAAGGGATACCTTGAAGCTCAGAAAGCTTTGAGCAATCAAAGCGAACCTGAAGTACAGAAAGAACCTGTTGAGGAACCTTCCGATACCCAAACATTTTTGAACTCGGCATCAGCAGAGTACGCAGAGAATGGTGAGCTGTCACAAGAAACCATGTCTAAGCTTTCAGAAATGTCTAGTGAAGAGCTTGTTAATGCATATATCGCAGCGCAAGCAAACCAAGCAACCTCACAAGGTTCTGAGTTGAATGATACTCAAGTAAAATCAATTAAAGATAGTGTTGGTGGTGAAGCCAAATACGAAACGCTAGTCAAATGGGCAGGTCAAAATCTTGATTCTGATTCTGTTCAAGCATTCGATGCGCTGATTGAAACAGGTAATGCAAAGGCTATTGAACTAGCAGTAGCTGGTTTGAATGCAAGGTACGAGTCAGAAAATGGAAGTGAAGGACAGATGATTACTGGTAAACAACCAAGCTCAAACGGTGACAGATTCCGTAGTCAAGCAGAGGTTGTGCAAGCAATGTCTGACCCTCGCTATGACCGTGACCCTGCATATCGACAGGAAATTATTGAAAAAATCGGACGCTCTGACAACTTCTTTTGATGAACGACACACAAATTTGGCCCACTGAACCACGAATGTACACCCAAGAAATCACTGTGACACATAACGAAAAAGCTGAGATGCTCAATGGACGCCTAGCAATGCTGGGTGTAATTGCAGCACTTGGTTCCTATGCAATGACTGGACAACTTATCCCTGGTATTTGGTAATGGCTCACAAGAAAGGACACAAAGGAAATGGCGGCAAGAAAAAAGGCTCCTACTAGAAAGATCAAAGGCGCTGATGGTAAAGCCTGCTGGAAAGGTTATTCCTATGCCGGAACTAAAAACGGCAAAGACAAATGCGTCAAAACTAAAAAGTAAAACATTAATTATTAACATGAAATCTATTATCGCAACTGGTATCCTCCTCGGCCTCGGCTCTGCAGCTGTAGCTGGCCCTTATGTGAATATCGAAAATAACGCTGGTTTCACTGGCTCAGACTTCAACTCTCACGTCACTGACTTCCACGTTGGTTATGAAGAAGGTGGTTCCGTTGGTTCTTGGTATATCCAAGCTGGTCCTTCCCTCTTTGTTGAAGATGGTGGTGAAGCTGACACCAAAGCCACTGGCAAGATTGGCGGCTCTGTTGCAGCAACTGACAACGTCAGCGTTTACGGTGAACTGTCTGCAGCGTTCGATGATGTCAACCTGTATGGCACCAAACTTGGTGTGAAGTACACCTTCTAAGTAACTATTGAGGTGGGAGGGAGGTTACTTGTAATTATTTAAATGGCATCTACAATTATTTCTCAACGTAGAAGTAGTGCCTGGGAAGAGTTTTGTTCCTGGGTAACCTCTACCAACAACCGTCTTTATGTCGGGTGGTTCGGGACACTGATGATTCCGTGTCTACTTGCAGCCACCACTTGCTTCATCATCGCCTTCATTGCAGCACCTCCTGTTGACATTGATGGCATTCGTGAACCAGTTGCTGGTTCTCTTCTTTATGGAAACAACATCATCTCCGGTGCTGTCGTGCCTAGCAGCAACGCCATCGGTTTGCACCTGTACCCAGTGTGGGAAGCGGGTTCTCTTGACGAATGGCTTTATAACGGCGGACCGTATCAGCTCGTGGTGTTCCACTTTCTGCTCGGTATCTTCGCTTACATGGGACGAGAGTGGGAACTTAGTTACCGACTGGGAATGAGGCCCTGGATCTTTGTTGCTTACTCTGCGCCGGTCGCTGCGGCGACTGCTGTCTTTCTTGTTTATCCCCTTGGACAAGGTAGCTTCTCTGACGGTATGCCTCTTGGCATTGCCGGCGTATTTGGTGGGTCTTTGTTCTCAGCTATGCATGGCAGTCTTGTCACCTCTTCTTTGGTTCGTGAAACCACTGAAGAAATTAGTCAGAACTATGGCTACAAGTTTGGACAAGAAGAGGAGACGTACAACATCGTTGCTGCGCATGGTTATTTTGGCCGATTGATTTTTCAATATGCTTCATTTAACAATAGCCGCTCACTCCACTTCTTCCTTGCAGCTTGGCCTGTCGTCGGCATTTGGTTTACAGCTCTGGGTGTCAGCACTATGGCTTTCAATCTTAATGGTCTTAACTTTAACCAGTCAGTCCTAAGCAATAAAGGACAAGTGGTTAACACCTGGGCTGATGTATTGAATCGTGCTGATCTTGGACTTGAAGTAATGCACGAAAGGAATGCTCATAACTTCCCGCTTGATCTGGCAGCTAACAACATCGTGCCTATCGCACTGAAGGCACCAGTTGTTGGATGATATCCATATCACTAACCTTGGCAGCTTTATCTGCTGCTGCATATCTTTTGTGGGATCTTAGACCTAGCTCACCTAGGCATAAAAGGTTTCCGCAATAGCGTCCGTTCATCTTCTTACTAATGGAATACGAAATTAGAGTCAACGATGCTTACGTTGAACTTATGCACAGGGCTGTCACGTTCTATTTGGACAAGTGGCCTGGTGGTGATCCAGGGGAGCAAGAAGCTCTTCTGGTACTTAAAGCTCAACTAGACAAACTAAAGCTCGAAGTTTTGTTTGACACGATGTAGTAGACGCATGCT